ACTAACAGAAGTGTTTAGTAATATAGTGGTGACAGATATAACAAATCAAGGTGAAGGAGAAGTATATGATATAGTAGGAACTGGATATATAGGATTAGCAGGAAATTATGATTGGGGAGTAGAAGATTTGGAAGTACCAAATACAGTAACAGCAGGACAAGGAGAGCCACAATTAACAGAATTTCCGTTAGAAAATATAGATGACATGAGAATGGATATTCTAGAAGCAGTAAGAGATACAACGGCATTTGAAATAGTGAATACTACGGCAGCACCGTATGGGTTAGGATTAGGATGGAGTGGAACAAATCCATGGGATGCAGGAGAAACAAATTATTATAAAACAGCAAGCCAAGAAGGGTTAGGAATAAAAACTTATCAAAGTGACTTGTTTAATAATTGGATAAGTACAGAATGGATTGACGGAACAAATGGAATTAATGAAGTTACAGCAGTAAGTACAGCAGGAAATGAGTTTACGATTGACTCGTTAAACTTAGCGAATAAAGTATATAATATGCTGAATAGAATCGCAATAAGCGGTGGAAGTTATGATGATTGGTTAGATGCGGTATATACGCATGAAAGAAGTAAAAGCTGTGAGAACCCAATGTATTTGGGGAGTCTAATAAAAGAATTAGGATTCGAAGAAGTAGTAAGTGTAGCAGATACAGAAGTAGGTGGAGAAGAGCAACCGTTAGGAACGTTAGCAGGTAGAGGAAGATTGACAGGTAAAAATAAAGGTGGTAAGATAAAAGTAAAAATAGATGAGCCGAGTTATATAATCGGACTCGTAAGCTTGACGCCTAGAATAGATTATAGTCAAGGAAACAAATGGGATACAAATCTGAAAACGATGAATGACTTGCATAAGCCAGCATTAGATGAAATTGGATATCAGGATTTAATAACAGACCAAATGGCGTGGTTTGATACAACAACAAATACGTCGGGAACGGTAACATATAGTACAGCAGGAAAACAACCAGCATGGATTAATTATATGACAAATGTAAATCAAACAAGAGGAAACTTCGCAGAAGCAAATCAAGAAATGTTTATGACATTAAACAGAAGATATGAAAAGGGACTAACGGGAATACAAGATTTAACAACGTATGTAGACCCAAGTAAGTATAATAACATATTTGCACAGACAAGTCTAGATAGCCAAAATTTCTGGGTACAAATTAGTAACAAAATTACAGCACGAAGAAAAATGAGTGCGAAAGTAATACCAAATCTATAAGAAAATGGGATATAAATATAAAAAGGCAGTAAAAAGTCAAATGAAAAGCGTTGAATGTGTAGAGGGTGAACCTATAGAGCACAAAATAGAAAGAATAGTAAGTAATAAAGAACCAATTACAGATGGAGCGCCAAGTATATTTACGGAACGTAAAGATGGTGTAATAAGTGCGTATAATATTAGGACGGACAGGTGGGAAATAGCAAGTGAAGCTATGGATAAAGTGAGCGGAAGTGTGCAAGCAAAGAGAGATGCAAAAGCAGCGGTAAAAACGGAAAAAGAAACTAAAGTAGTGAAATTGGAAGTGGATAGCGCAGCTAAGTCAACAGAAGGCACAAAAGGAGCTTAATAAAATTAAATGGGGGAATAAAATCCCCCTTTAATAAAAGCAGGTGGTACGCATCTGTTCTTATATATGAACTGAAGGTATATCGCTTTAAAAAAGCGCGAAATAAAAATTTAAAAAATAAAAAAATGGGATTAGGAATGTTAGGAAAAGTTTTTGGAGGTATGTTTGGAATGTTGTCAGAAGACAGAGCAAACAAAAGAGATAGTGAAAATGCACAAAAACAATATGAAAACCAAAGAAAGTTAAATCAACAAGGGCATGATTTACAAATGGATATGTGGAATAAAACAAACTATGGAGCACAACTAGAACATATGAAAGATGCAGGATTAAACCCTGCGTTGATGTATGGAATGGGAGGTGGTGGTGGCACAACCACAGGAAACCAAACAGGAGGAAGTGCATCTAAAGCTAATGCACAAAAACAAATGGGTATAGAAGGAATAATGGCAGCAAGTCAAGCAGCATTAAATAATAGCTTAGGAGAAAAAGCAGATAAAGAAGGAGACTTGGCAAAAACAAAAGCAGACGAAATAAAAGGAGATGTGATAAGTCCAGAAACACAAAGCAAAATAGATTTAAATGCAGCAGGAATAGAACAAATAAACAAAAACATAGAAAATTTATCACAAGGTATAACAGAAAGTGAAGCAAGAACAGAAGGATATAAAGTAAAAGCAATGCTAGATAGGTTGGATCTAAGTGGATTGATAACATCAGGAGCAATACCATCAGACCAACCAATATTTAAAGCAATGCTAAGATTGTCACAAGGGACAATAGATGCATTTGTAAAAGGATTTAAAAAAGCGTTTCCAATGATGGCACCATATATATCAACGCAAGGAGATATAAATAAAGGAAATGAAGAAAAGTTACAAAAGGCATTAAAAGAGTACTTAGAAAGAGAAGATGATAACTATGATGAAAAGAATAGAAAATATGAAAAGTAATGTGTTTATATCCAAAACTGATAAAGAATAGGAAATATGTAGCGAACAAAAAAAATAACCAAACACCACCAATAGCAAAAGATAAACGGGTACTATATGTACCCGTGGGGTGTGGTAAATGCATGGAATGTAGGAAACAAAAAGCAAGACAATGGCAAGTAAGACTACAAGAAGATATAAGAGTAAATAAAAATGCAAAGTTCGTGACGTATACGTTCAGCGAAAGAGAGTTACAAAAATTAGATAACGAAGTAAAAGGATTAACAGGATATGATAGAGATAATGAAGTATGCAGACTAGCGGTAAGAAGATACACGGAAAGGTGGCGAAAGAAGTATGGGAAAACATTAAGGCACTGGTTAGTGACAGAATTGGGACACCAGAACACAGAAAGAGTGCATATGCACGGTATTGTGTGGACAGACGAAGTGAAGGATATCAAAAAGATCTGGAAATATGGTTGGGTGTGGATTGGAGACTATGTGAGTGCGAAAACGATAAACTATATTGTGAAATATGTAAATAAGGTAGATGAAAAACATAAAGAATATAATAGTAAAATATATACAAGTAAAGGTATTGGACGGAATTATATGGAACGACGAGATGTCGAAAGAAATAAGTACAAAGCAGGAAAAACTATCGAAACGTATAAAACAAGACAAGGAATAGAAATAGCCTTACCGATATATTATCGGAATAAGATCTATAAAGATGAAGAAAAGGAAGCGTTATGGTTAGAGAAACTAGATGAAGGTATTAGATGGGTTAATGGTATAAAAGTAGATATAAAGGAAGGAGAAGAAGAATATTATAAACTACTAGAGCAAGAACGAATGAAAAATAAACGCTTAGGGTATGGAGATGATAGCAGAAACTGGGAATTAAAGAAGTACGAGAACGAAAGAAGAAACTTGAAGAAGTTAGAAAGGATACAGAAACTGTATGGGGTGAAACCTATTAATGAGCCACAAATGTAAAATTTGTTCCTCAAAATAGGGAATTAAAAAAAAAAGTGTATATTAGCGGGTATGTTACCCCCGCTAGGGGAGGGATAGATCGACAAAATTTATTATACATAGTATAAATTATAGGACAAAATCGATTTACGAAGGAGATTCAGAGTAAAAGTAATAGAGAAAATTGATTGAATATTAATGCAATAAATAAAGCCTATGACAACAAACGAGAAACTACTAGAGATTAAAAAAGCAAAAAACTTTTGGGAATGGTACAAACTAATATGGAAGTACTATGGGTAAAAACAGAACACAATTCGAACACATGATAAGACATAGAAAATCAATAATATGGTTAACGAAAAGTCAGTATGTGGATGGTGAAACAGGAGAAATAATAATTAAAGAACGAGTAAAAAACGGTGAATATTATAAATTAAATCAACAAATAAACTATGAAAACGAAGGAAACAAAAGAATCAAAACAATCACAACAGAATGTAAAAGAAGTAGCCAAAGAAGGCTCTTCTGAAACAATTAGTAGAGAACAAGTAAAAGATAGTCCTTTTACAATAATTACAATAGATGGAAAGAGCTTCGGTACAATGGGAGACTATAGAGTGACCGAAGAGGGAACACTAAAAGAAATAAAAAAGCAACTAAAAACAATAACATGGAATAGAATAATACAAGTAGTAATGTTGCTAGAAGAAATGAAAAATAACTTAAAAACAAATAAAAAATGAAAACAGAAATTGGAGGCGATCGCTTAGGATCGGGAAACAAAGAGGCAGTAAGCCTAAAAAATTACAGCAGAAGTACACATGACTTAGGGTATATCTGGAGAAGTAGTATGAGTAGCGGGACACTAGTACCGTTTATGAGTGAAGTAGCACTACCAGGGGATTCCTTTGACATCGACTTAGACGTAGATGTAAAGACGTTACCAACAGTAGGGCCACTGTTTGGAAGCTACAAGGTACAATTGGACGTGTTCCAGTGTCCAGTGAGATTATACCAAGGAAAATTACATATGAATATGCTAAATATAGGTATGGATATGAGCCAAATATTATTGCCTCAAATAGAAATGTTTAGTAATTACGATGAAGATAAGGGAGATAATCAACAAATAAATAGTAGTAGTATATACTCATATTTAAATATGAGAGGAATAGGAAGATTTGGGGATGATTATGCAAAAAGATATTTTAACGCAATACCATTACTAGGATACTGGGATATCTATAAAAATTATTTTGCAAATAAGATGGAGGAAAGAGGATATGTAATACATGCAGCAGATATGACGAATGATTATGAAATAGAGGATGTAAGTGTAACAGTAGACGGGGTAACAAGTGTAGTGACAACGGATTTATATGATACAGAAACAGCAGTAAATACAAGTGGACAAGGAACAGGAGCAGAATTACCGACAGTAACATTTAATGCAACAGTACAATGGAATAATACAGCGAATCCTTATGGAAGTCCAAATGGAAATTTGTTAAAAGTGACTATAGATGGAACTGATAGAACACTAACAGAAGTGTTTAGTAATATAGTGGTGACAGATGTAACAAATCAAGGTGAAGGAGAAGTATATGATATAGTAGGAACTGGATATATAGGATTAGCAGGAAATTATGATTGGGGAGTAGAAGATTTGGAAGTACCAAATACAGTAACAGCAGGACAAGGAGAGCCACAATTAGCAGAATTTCCGTTAGAAAATATAGATGACATGAGAATGGATATTCTAGAAGCAGTAAGAGATACAACGGCATTTGAAATAGTGAATACTACGGCAGCACCGTATGGGTTAGGATTAGGATGGAGTGG